GCTTCGTCAATAACAATCAGATCAAACCCACCATTTGCTATTTCTTCCTGCACAATCTCTACACCGTCATAATTAATGATGACAAACTCTGCTTCCGACCTAATTATTCTCGAGCGTTTGAACTTGTTACCATAGGCTATATCTACATGGCGGTGCATGGCAAACTTAAACAGGTCTGCTCTCCATGCCGAATCCATAATAGAAAGAGGGCAGATAACAAGCACACGTTTAATTCGCCCTATCTTCATTAGATAATCTGCTGCCCAAATTACTGACCCCGTCTTGCCCGTACCTTGTTCATTAAGACAGAAAGCTCGGCGATGCAGAGTTAAGAATGATGCAGTAGTCTTTTGATGGTCAAATGGCTTATGTATTCCAGGCCAATTATAATGTCCCATGATTGGTGATGGGATGTTTTTAATTTGTAGATTCTTTAATACTTGTACTTCATCTAAACCCCAATTAACGGCGACACGATTCCCACCTAAATCTCGGCTTTTTGGTATTACTGCCGTAACCTTATTTGGATCACGCAAATTTAAAACAATTACTTTATTGTCTACAATTTCCAACTTATTCTCCCGTTCCCTACTTTTTCTTTTTTTCTTTTTTACTTACTTCTGATACTAGGTTACTCTTTGAATCTCGTTTGAAAGATCGGTTCTTTGAAACACTTTGAACCGAGTATCCGTCTTTGTTAGACCCCCCTTTATCATGGGCTTTTCTATGGGCTAGGTCTTTACCTTCTCTGCTTTCGGCAGTTTTATCTTTGTCTACCGGACTATCAGCATGAACTTTATCGTATGAACGTCTTAAGCGTTGGCGCTCCATGCGACGTTCAAGTTCACCCCTAGCTTTTTGCTGTTCGTACTCTTTTTTGTAAGGTCTAGGTTTATTTACATAAGGCATTTTAATTTCTTCCGTTGTGGGCGCACTCTAAAACGGGGCAGTATTTCTTGCATAACCCACTTGGGCGAGGATTCCAAACGTCATTCTCGTAAGCGAACTTAAGCCTGTTGAATTCTGCCAACCACTTAGCCCACATTTTATCCTGATTCTCTCCATCATACGAGTCCTTTATGAAGTTCTTGCTGACCACGAAAAACAAGGCTCCTTTGACCCTTTCTACTTCAGGGAAGTGCTTGAACATAGCAAGTGCCATAAGCTCTAGCTGGTCAGTGTCTGCATACTTGGCTGACTTTCCCGTCTTGTAGTCTAGGCAACGTGCTTCCTTGCCATTAAGGATAACAAGGTCGGCTACCCCTCTCCACCATACATCAGGGTCTTTGAACCCACAAGGCTCTAAATTAGCCGTTAAACCCATCTCATACTCGCACAACTTCTCGCCTTCCAACTGCTTTAGATTATCCAAAGCGTTCTTAACAAAACTAAATTGTGGGGGTATGGGCTTATCTTCCTTGATGTATAATTCTGCCGCCTCGTGGAACTGCTTACCGTACATAATGGCATCCGTGGGTGGGTCTTTAACATCTTTAATAACTCGTAGGTGGTAGTACTTTTTAGGGCATTGGTCAAACAATTTAATGCTTGAGTACGACCACGCTGGAATCTTACTCATCAAAGTTTACCTCGATCTCATAACTTGGTTTTTCAGCAAAGATGGGCATACGAGGGTCATCTTTATACTTATCGTATTCAATACCAAACAATGCTTCAAGCCCCGGCTGTAGTTCTTTTAATAAGTCACTCCTAGTTATCGCCACAAGATTCTCCTGATATATGGGTTAGTAATCGTACATCTACAAAAGCGTTCATCATGTATTCGTGCGCCTCACCAAAGTGTCGACTATTCATAGCGTTCTCAAAGCCACGTAGGTTAGCCCTAGCACGTAATAATAAATCTGCGTAATCAAAAACAACTGCGCCCACAGGTTCTAAATTCATACTATTCCTCATCTAAAAGTTCTCTTAATTTATCTGATCTTGAGGGGTGGCGCATCTTACGTAATGCTTTAGCTTCAATCTGACGAACACGCTCTTTTGAAAAACCAAGATGTTTACCTATATCATCTAAAGAACCTTCGTCTTCCTTGCCTATTCCAAAACGCATGCTTATTACTTTTGCTTCCCGTGGTGTCAAACTATCTAACACATCTTTAACTATCTCTACTTCTTCTTTATCTGCCACTTCATCATAAGGTAAACCAACTAAACTTCTAGCATTAGACTGTAAGGCTTCTTGTAATGCTTCTTTACTAAGCTGCTTTTCTACACTGTTTGTTCTTAGTTTTAAAGTTAATTGTTCTTCAGTCCATAAGTCAGTAGGGCAAGCACCCAGTACTTCCATCAGTTCTTTAGCAGACTTACTAAATTCGCCCTCTACCCCGATTGGTGCGTTTTTTAAATTAATTAAACCGTACAAACCACTTAAAGATATATCTTCACATTTAGCAAACGTAGCTAGATTGGTATACCCTTGGGCTTCAATCGCTCTTAGTATCAAGTTATTTCTAACTGATACTTTTAACCTATATTCCTCAGCAATCTCCATAACTCCTCCCGTATCCACTCTCACAACTAACAGGCAAACCATCTGCCCACTCAGGTGTCCACTTCATACATTCTTCTACGTAGGCTTGAGCTTCTTCAGCTTCTTCCTCACGTGCAAGACATGCAACCGCATCGTGAACCGTCAACACGACATCATACTTCTTAGCAATCTTAATCATCTGTTCGCCAATAATACATCTAGCAAGGGCTTGACAGACGTTCTCAATAACCTTACCGCCATAGATATTGTTCCATCCAAAGCGAGTCCTGTAATTGTATTGCATACCTTTCTCACCCCGTAGTGCTATCAATCCGTCGTAACGAAGCAACAAGCCACTTGGCAATCGAATTCCACGTTCTTCTGGGACCAAACTTAGTACACCTTCTTTACCCAAAGATGTTGTCATGCCTTTAGTTAATGCTTCTAGGGCCGTCTGCGCTTCTCGCCACAAGCTAACAATGCTAGGATATGTTTGTCGGTATACCTCGATGATATGACGGGCTTCCTCTTCAGTAACACTCGTACCGAACGTCTTAAGTTGTGCCCCGAATTTCTTTGCCCCCATGCCGTAGCCAGCGCCAAGGATGGTCGTCTTCCCAACGAAGCGTTCCTCTTTTGTGATTTTATCTGCGCTCTTTTCATATATAGCCGAAGCCATGATCTTGTAAACATCTTCACCATTTTTAAATGCCTCCACCAAATCGTTTTGTCCTGCTAACCAAGCAAGTACTCGTGCTTCAATCTGTGATGAGTCTGAGTCAATAATCACGTAGCCTTCAGGAGCTTCAATCGCTTTCTTTAGTTTCCCACCATTCTCACCCCGTGCAGGAAGGTTTTGAAGGTTTAAGTTATCACTACCGCCCCACCTTCCCGTATGTGCCGCATAGTATTTGAGGGGCACTGGCATCAACCCTCGTTTTGAGATTCCAATAAATCTTTCTGTTCGAGTTTCCTCAAGGGTAGACTTAGTTCCTAGTCTAGCGGCAACGAGTGCTTGAACTCTAATATCAGGATGTTCAGCCAAAGCCTTAAACCCTTCATCGTTCTTGGCAAGAGCAAAGGTTTCTTTTCCTGTCGCAGGGCTAATCTTCATTGGCACAGGCACGTTAAACTTTTCCAAGAGTGCGGCAAACTTAGGGTTAGACGCCAACTCGGTCTTGTCAACGTCAGCCTCAAGTAGTAGCAACGCTTTCTTATCTTGGATATTGCGTAGATGTTGCTCTAACATAGTTAGGTTCAAATCTAGTTTCGGCAACGTAAACATACGCAAGGTTAAGTCGATGATCTTTAATTCCTTTTTGGGGAATCCCTTTGCCATGATTGCATGAAACAGTTTGTAAGTTAGTTCCACATCATTGACACAGTAATCACCGTATCTATCAAGATCTTCGTCTGTAAAGTCCTCACGGTTTTTCCCGGAAGCTGCGATAACCTCATCACCCTTAACACCTAGATTGTATCTTGCGGCTAAAGCGGCTAGGCTGCCACCAACTTCCACACCATGTAATCCACGACCCATACATAAAGTATCAAGGTATATCTTAGGCTCAATGCCAAACCTTTCGGAAAGAATAAAACCATCGAACATCATGTTGTGTGCAAGTGCACCTGAGTTAGCCCAGTCAAACTTTAATAACCATTTCTTAATTTGTTCGTGTGTACCACTAGCCCACTCGGTTTCTTCGTTGTTAACCTTAACGGCTACACCAATCACCTCAAAACGGGGGTCACGCACATATTCTTCTGTGGTCGATTTCGATAGACTGTATGTTGACTTATCGTAATACGTTTCAAAGTCAATCGTTATTAAGTTCACTCAGCTTCTCCTCTAACTGCGTCATATAGCTTGCAATGATCTGTGTCAGCATAGCTAATCTTTTACCTTCATCGGGGTTTAATCTTCCAGCCATCTTACCTAAGTTATAAAAGGCTTCTTGTGCATCTTGTTTTGTAAATTCTAAATCAGTCATTTATTAAATCCGTATAAACAAATTGGTCTGTGGGTACATCAAAGAATAACTCACCTCTAGCAACTTTGTAATTGCTAATTTCCCTAACAGGGTATTGGTCTATATCCTTCATCTGAATCCAATAGGCATGGGTCATGTTCTTGGTTAAGGCAAAGAATAAAGAATTCTCTGAGAAGAACTTACGCTTACGTTCAGGCACATGGATTGTCGGGTATGGGCATGGATGCCATTGGCGAACTTCTACCTCGATAGTTCCAATCAACTTATCCCCTTTCAATACCAACAGATCAACTCCGTATTGATCGGGGTTTGGTTGTACCGTTACACCACACTTTCTTTCTACAAAAGCGGCTACCATCTCTTTTGCGGGCGCATCGTAAAGATCGTGAAGTTCTTGCTCAAAGGGCTTACGCATGTTCTTTGACTTTATTTAATACTGCATTGCAATCTTGAATAACAAGGGTTGCTAAATTTTTAGCGTCAGGAGTAATGCCATCTTCTGTCTTTACGTTTTGGCATCCTTCTTTAATCTTTTCAAACGCTTTAATCATCTCTTCTTTAGTCATCTTTATCTCCTTCTGCCTCATCACACCGTTCAATCAATGCGGCATAACCACAAATATCTACTAAGTTATCTCTGTGTGTTGGGTCATTAGCAAAGCGAGCCACTTTAACTAACATCATCAATGCGGCTACATCTTTGGCATCAAGTTCTAATACCCCAGTAGGTACGGGTTTAGCATTTAGATATGCGTTCCACATCACCGCTATGGTACTAAGGTTCTTGCTTGGGTGTCCGTAAGTTTTTTCACGATCACCATAAATTATATTATGCGCTTCTTTCAGTATTGTCATCTTCTTCTCCTGTTTCAATATATCCTGCAAAGGGTACTGGCTCAGTCTTTTTTATCTTCTTGCCAAATACCGTTTCAAAGTTGTTATCAAACTGCTCTATTGGTACACCTAACGGTCTAGGTGCATCACCCTTCCCACCGTCTCTCATCATTAACCCTTTCCATATTTTCTACTGCTTATCTTTTTAGTACAGTTATAGCATTGCCATCTGTTTCGTCTACCTTCTAACATCGTACCTGTTAACGCAGGTTGCATTGATTGACAGCTAGTACAGTAACGCTTACCTGTTAGGCTAACCTCTGCATCCCTTACCGCTTTACGCATATCAATTTTTACGGACATACTTCCTCTTTTTAATTACTGCTATACCTTCTTCGTCGGATGGGTTACGTGCTTCCATAATAGCATCTGCTATTTCCCATACTTCTTTAGCATCAAAAACACTAGCCCTACTTAGTAGCCCATTTAATGCAAACATCGCAAAGCAATCCCTCAAATCTTCTTCGTTCATGCCGACCTCGGTAGTTGCCCACTAAAGTTATATGAACCCGTATGACTAAAGCTAGCCCAAGGAGCGCACCAAACTTTAAATCCTGCTTCTCTAGCAATCTTACAGAAGTGGTAGTCTTCGGAAAGAAGTCGGTTGCTTTCTTCTTCAATGCTAGTAGCAAAGTACTCTTTGATTACCTTAACTTCTCGTACTGTGTCTACCGCATGGTACATATCATTTGTATAGCTTGGCACTTTGTCAGCAAGGGTTTCAAAGACCTTACGCTTAATCAACATAAAGCCTGTACCGCCATTGGCGATTTCAATAGGTTCGTTAATACTACC